TTAGTAAGTGACTGGCATTAACTTCTTAGTCACTGGATCGAGATAGTAGGCATAGCCCTTTGGAGTGCGTTCGAATGGTGCTTTGACTAATCCCATGAGGTCATAAGGCGCTTTGCCCTTGAGGTCATGGTAAGAATCGAGTGCCACATTGGGGAACACACAAAGATGCCCATTGACGGTTGCGGTCCAGTATTCGCCGAATACCCAATCGCAGGGCTCCAAGAGCCATTGATGACCTTTGGAATCAGGCTGGGTGTAAGTGGCGATGTTGCCATCTGCCAACATTTCAGCGATTTCATGGCAGACAGTTGCGACGACCGATGGAGTAAAGAGCTCACCATGAGCACTGTTCTTTGGAGAATAGTGACCATAGGCTAACCCCGCTTCATCAGCCAAGCAGTACGCGACTGGCTCACCATTGAGAAGGATGTGATACCCGCTTGCGCCGGTGTGCCTCTTGTCTTGAGTGATGTGAACCAACAGAGTGCTTGGATCATTGTGAAGCGGTGTACCCATAAAAGCTTTGACAGTGGGCTTGAGTTTGCCGAGAAAGAAATTGACCGCCGCGACCACATTGGTCAGGGTTGTCTTGTCCTCGATGTTGCTATCAATGAAGATTTGCTGGGTCATGGCTTAGTTGTTGGAATCGGTGTAACCAAGTGAGATTTTGCGCTCGCAATTTGCTTAGCAGCGCGCAATGCGAGGTACGCCGCCAACGGCTTGAGCCATGGATACTTGATGGCATAGGTCGAATAAATACGAGCCAAGAAGTGCGTGATTGGCAGGGCAACTGCGCCGACTGCAGTCCAACCGAATGAAGCCCAGTCGAACTTGCCATCGGTGGAGGCGAGGTATTGCGCGATTGCAACGCCTTCGAGAGCGATAAAGCCGTGGATGTAGAGCTTGAGTGCTGCCTTTTGCTTGGCTGATAGTTTGAACATGATTCCTTCTTCTTAGATGTAGAGGAGGCGGTTTGCTAAATCGGCAGGTGAAACCAAATAATCGAACTTCTTTCCTTCGATTGGTACGCCAGCCTTTCGGCGTGCTTTGACTACGAACTCAGAGCAGATTGCTCCATGTGCTTTGTCGAGATCTCCCAATAAACGCACTGGCAATGGAAGGTGCAGGATCTTGAAAGCGATTGCCAGGATTGCCCGGAAGAGGTATTTCTGCCCGACAAAACTTTCAGCTGCATTGGCGATCGCGATTCCTTCGACTTGAGTTACTGGCTCGTGCATGTTCCAAGCGATGTTGGAATACGAATGAACATCGCCAATGTGTATGCCCTTCTTGGGGGTCGCTTCAGCAATCCGACCGTCACCTAAGTAGATGAAGGCGTGGTCGAAATAAGACTTGGTGCCGAATTGAATGAACCACGCGCTGATGGTTTTGGTACGAACAAGCCCGTATGAGCCGATTGTCGGTTCAGTCACTTACCAGCCGCCTTTACAAGATGATGAGTTGGAGCGAGGACAGATCCTCGAATGAGACCAGGGTGATGTGCAGGGTCGGCGTGCATGACCATTGCGCCTCCCGTTGCAGGGTCAGGAGCAACTGCAATGGTTCCCGTGGTGCCAGCCCACATGTCCCAACGACTCCATTCGCAAGTAATTTGACCGAGCCAAATTGGAAAAGGAATCTCATGGATGCCCACGGCTTCAATACCGCGAGCATCTTTGCTTGGGTGATCCATGCGCCCGGTGTGATGGGGTTTGCAGAGTTTCACATTGGCATTGAAAGTCGAATCCACGAAGGCCATGACCTCAGTGGTGTTGGTGATTGGTTTGTCATAAGTCGGTTCGCCCAACGCGTTCAAAACGATGTTGAGGTTGGCGACCATCGAGGCCACAATCTTTGGATCTGCAGAGAATCCAAGCGACCATTCAGTACCAAAGAGATTGAGTGCGACGAGGACATCCTTCACATAGATGCCACCGCCATGATGATCCTCAAGACCGTGCGAGTCAGCGATTGGCTCTAACTCAGGGTGAGTCATGTCAGGTGTACCACCACAGACAACGCAACCGCCTTTGCGTGAGTTCATGAGAACCTTGCGAGCAGCTACATAAGTGGGCGAATCTGTGCGCGGAGGATGATCGGCGGTGTAGAGAACGGCTTGCTCGCCTACGGTCTCTTTTGGCATCAACTTCCCACTTTCTGGTCGGTATCTGACCAAATGAATTCGCCTTCTTCGCCTATTGGGAAGTGGTTGCCACAGTTTGAGCAGTAGGTCGCGCCGTAAAACTTTGGATCGCGGGCATAAGTTTCAGAAATTGCTAAGGCCATGCGGGTTTCAGCACCGCATTTCAGGTGGATGTATTTCTGACGAACAGGGCGAACGAATCCCTTTGCACGCTCTTCTTCAGAAAGCACGATGTATGCCTCTCGTTGCCCATCAGGTTTAATTTGGTTAAGCCGTGGGTCATTGGGATCAGTTGTAAGGCTCATGACATCACCTTTGGCATTGGCAGCTTCATCTTGGCGATACGCGCCTTGACTTGTGCCGGTGTTTCGATGATTTCAAAGTGCATTGGGTCTTTGAACCCATGGATGTAACGCCAACCCCAGCGGATTCCGTACTTGCGAGTGAGGCCATCGATCATGGATTCCTGCATTGAGGTGTATCCACTCGTTGCTGCCTTCCACACATGCTTGGTGGCGTTCACATCGACTGCCGTGCCTGAACAATGATTGGAAAGGTCTTGGGTGTTTGGAATCTTTGCGAAGTTGTAGCCCCAGTCATCAAAGACTGCACCGGCGGGGTTGATTGGCTCAACTAAGTTGTTGAATTCTGCAAGAAACGCAGCAAGGACAGGAGCAGCGGCAGAGCACATCGCGAAGTGCTGATTGGCGCCGTCAATCAAGAAGTTCTTGACCCCGATTGCGTTGCGGTCTGCACTTGCAGGCCAACCATTTTGAGAAAGTTGAGCGGTCATTTCTTTCCTAACCAAACTACGACGAGGGCGAGCAAAGTGCTGACAACTGAGGAAGCACCAAGCACTTTCCATGACATTTTTTCAACTGCTCGAATGCGAGTTTCGTGATCATCTAAGGTCTCTTTGATTTCAGCCTTAGCCAACTTCGCATCTTCACGAATAATGTCGAGTGCAGGGTTGAGCAAAGTCTCGATGTGGTTGACCTTTTGAACAACCTCGTTCAAAGTCACATACATCATCTCTGGAGTCACTACTACCGACCCACTTGGAACATCAAAGCTCATGGATTGCGCCTTTCGGTTTTAGGCACAAAAAAAGCCCCAGTTAAGGGGCTTTCAATGCGCGTGAAAATTATTCGGTCGGTGTTGCCACTGGCTTCGGGTCGCCAGCCATCCCTTTGCCATTAGGGGCGAAAGGGGCAGCAGGGTCAGTTACGGAAGCGATGAAAGCCTCTGCCCAAGTGGTCGCCTCATCTACTGAACTGAAGGCATCCCCATTTGGGTAATCAGGTTGAAAAAGGAACGGCGCATCTTCACCGTCACTAAAAACTTTCACCGCAAAGGTACTTTCGTCAATTTCGTATCGCATTCAATACTCCTTAGATAGTTGTTACAGGTGGGGCGTAGATACCGATTGGATTGGGCAGCAAAGTTGAAACCGCGAAATAAGCCCCAGCAGGTGAAAAATTAGGAGGAGCCCCACTAGGTGCAACAATCACATTGTTTCCTATGGCGATAATTCCAGCAGCGATGAAAGGAGTTGCGCCCGACAACGTAGGGAATGTCGTTCTAAGCGTCCAATTTATTCCATCGGGGGAGGTAAATGTTGCGTATCCAGCATTTGTCGCAGCGGAATAAACACCTCCTATTGTTACGGTCATAAAAAACAAACCTTGATAAAAAAAGAGTCCAACCATTTGTTGTGATGCGCTACTTGGTTTATTTCTGGTTGTCCAAGTAATCCCGTCAGGAGATGTTTGATAATTAGAAGACCCTGCTGCTCCATCAATCACATAAATACTATTACCCCAAGCAACAAATCCGCCGAAACTACCGCTTAGATTTGTTGTTCTAGCCGTCCATGTAATTCCATCAGGAGAAGTCGCGGCAGAGGTCGAGTTACCCCATGCGAAGAATTGAGAACCGTTCCAAATTACACCGTTCCAAGTTGTCGTTGATGGCATAGTGCGAGAAGTCCAAGTAATTCCATCAGGAGATGTTTGGCAAGTTGCAGAAGATACTCCGCTTTGAACAACGAAAACTGTGCCATTCCAAGCGACCGAAGGGTTGGTATTTGAATTCGCCAATGACCTGCTTGTCCAAGTGATTCCGTCGAGTGAGGTATAGGCGGTAGTTCCTCCACTTACAAGCCCTAAAAATACTGTGCCATTCCACCCGACAGAGACGAAAATGGCTGGTGCGGTTCTGATCGTCCAAGTAATTCCATCAGGAGATGTATAGCCTTGGTTGCCTGCGGAGGTGGAAGCGTAAAAAATACTCCCATTCCAAACAATCGCATTGATGCCACCAGTGGAATTCGGCGCAGGTATTGATTTGATAGCCCAATTTAGACCCACCGAAAGGTTAATCACGCTGTAAGAAGTGGCAGAACTTGGAACGTTGATAACGGTGGGAGTTAATCCACCAAGAATCTGATACGCGATGGAGTTAATAGTGAGTTGGCAAGGGTAGGAAGAAACAACTGAGTAGGTACCAGCAGGAATCGCTTGGGTGATTGAGCCACTAGATGCGGTTGTTTGAGTGACATTGAGGAGGATCGAGGCGGATGGGGCGGGAGCGCCGGAGCTTGTGAGTTGAGATAAAAGGACAGTCATGATGTCACCTTCCAGCCGTAAGTGGAGCCTTCATATTTGAAAACCATTCGACCAGCATTCTGGTCAATCACTGCATTTTGAACCGAGCCGTTAATGGCAAGTCCATTGGAATTGAGCGTGATGTTCTTTGATGCAGCATTATTCGTTGAGTCATAAACGGTAAAGTAATCACCGACATTGGCACTTGCTGGCATCGTCAAGGTGATTGCGGTGGTGAGAGTGTTGACGAAATACTCATTGAAGGCGGCAACTGCTTGGTTAGCAGTTACGACGATCGCATTGGTTCCAGCCAAGATTGCGTTGAGCTGAGTAGCGGTCTTTGCCCCACCGATTTCGTAAGGCAAAGAGTTCCAGTAAGTAACACCATCGCCAGTCTTGGTGAGATTCGTGTCAGTTTCTAGCCCTTGCTCACCTTGCGCGAGAAGAGGATTTGCGGCTGACCATAAAGCCGCCGTTCCGCGTCGCTTTTGAATTTGATCGTATTCAATAGTTGCCATTATGGAGCACCGCCATCTTTAGAGGTCAGGTTGATTGTTGATGGGTTTCCACCATCGATGTTCTTGATGTAAGTCGTTCCACTTGGAGCGCCACCATCGATGCCAGTGACATAGACGGTTGCTGACCATCGTTGAGAGCCGTTTGAGCCAGTTGTCAAAGTTCGGATTGCGTATGTGATTCCGCTTGCAGGGCCATACCAGTTGAATGTTCCACTGGGAGGTTGAGCAGCGGCGATGCGTATTCCAACGCCGGGATCTCCAAGAGCTCGAACATAGATGTCCACCGAGACGGGCGTTGGTTCGCCACTTCCAACCGTTGCAGGAGTCGTGGTGATTGCCAATGAACCGTTCGCGTTATTTGCTACAACAGCAACCGTGCCGGGTGAAGGCTGAATGTAAGAAACATTGAGGCGAACATTGACCCAAGCAGACCAAAGGCCACTTGTTTTGATACGAACTTGAAGGTTCTCATAGCGACCAGAAACAGGAAATGACACGACGAGCGAACGGGTCGATGTTGTAAAAATTTCGCCTGTGTCATAGTAAATCGTCGAAAGGTCAGGAGCGCCTGAGATGTCACCCACTCGTCGTACTTGATACGAGGTCTGAAAAGGTGTTGACCAAGTAAGGGTAAGTGAAGCGGGAGCGGTGGAATTGTTCGCAGGTGAGATGATTGATATACCCGTTGGCGTGGTCGCAGCTGTAAAGAAGTTAGAAGCGGTCCAAGGTCCAACCGTGCCGATGGAGTCGTATGTGCGAACTTGCCACTCATAGTTTCCAGCAACAAAGGTATTAGCAATTGTTTGATAAAAGTTATTTGGTGAAACCGAATGAATTGTCGTCCAAGTTGATGTGCCAATGATTCGATACTGAAAATCAAAGGCAGATTGAGTATCGCCCACATCTGGGTCAGAAAAGACCCAGGAGAAGGTCTGAATGACAGTGTAATCGAGAGTCGTTCCATTGGTAGGAGCAACAATCGATGGGACGTTAGGAGCGATGTCAGCCATTTAGCACCTCCTAGGACTCTGCGCCGATAACGAGTGGCACCAATGGATCGCGGGTAGTAATCGTCACCCGTTGGTTCAGGGTGTAAGTGGCAGCGTTGAGAACCGCAGCTGATGAATCCACGGTTGCGCCGTCACAGAGAACTCGAAGCGGTGAGGCTTGAGTGACTGTTCCATGCGTTTGAATCTCAGGCATTCACGGCCTCCAAAATCCACTGAGCAGGGGCGCCCTTGAGGTCAATGACCCATGAATCCACTTGGCAGATGTCACTCGATCCGTTGTCCTTAAATTGAACGATGTCCAAGTGGCCTGCAACTGGAAGAGGGTCGATTGAGATGGTGAAGGTGCGCGAAACTCTTTGGTCGGCAGCCACAATCGCATCGCCTTGAGCGGTCAATGAGGTCTGGTCGGCAGCGGTGAGAAATTGAATTGGTGCCTTAATCGTGCGACCAAGTGCGGTTTGAGAAGTACGACCATTTGAGACGTTCTGGACGGTGTAGATACCAGCGCCTTCAACGGGCTTGACACTCATTGGAGTGCGAACGAAGCGCCACCAATTATGAGCATCAAAGACATCAGCGGTGACATCACGCTTGGGGGCGACGATGTTCTTGGTGTTGTCTGAAGTATCGAGTATCCATTCAACGGCACGAAGAGATGGCAGTGTGGCAGGAGTAGAACGGAAATTGCCGTTCTCATCTGCCCAAAGGTTGCGATAGTTGATGGAGCCAAGAAGGTCATTGATGATGTCAAGCCAAGTGGTCTTACTGTCCGGCGCGAGCGCCCAAACCATGTCATTTGGCAGAGTTGAGGCTTGAGAAGTTCCATCAAGATACAACTGTGAGCCAATTCCAAGAGCCGTAATGATTGCTTGAATGGCGGCGAAGTAGGTCGTACCTGATGTCACTGCATAGGTATCGCCCACTGGAACGGCAAGGAAGCAGAGCAGGTCATAACCCGTTACCGCATAAGTGATTGGACTTTCAGCCAAGTTCGCCACAGGTGTTTGAATGACAAAGACACCGAGATTGAAGCGAGCGGAGATGACTCCATTGCTCAATGTGACATAAGGTCGAAGGCGGTCAACGCCCCAGCCGACTGCGCCCTCTAGGACGAGTGAGCAGGTGCCATGAATCATTGCCAGGTTGTTTCGCTCTACCGTGCCAGAGACCAACGTGGAGGAGATGTCCCCAACGTAATTGTTGGAGTTATCCAAGAGCTCTAATCCACCCGTGACCTGCACCTGCGAGCCAGTGATGAGTGCGGTCACTTGAGCGGCGGTGAGATTCTGACGAGGGGATTGGGTTAGGGATTGCATCAAACCGCCTCGACGTAGGTGATTTCATTGATGGTCAATGTGACATCACCCGTCGTGTTGTATTGGTTTTCTGAAACTTTAGGACTGAGGAATGTTCCCCAAATTTTGCGACCACGATCATCACGAACAAGCACTGTCAGACCGACAACCGATTGAAGCCAGTTGATTTGGTCGCGAGAGCACTCGGGCAGAGTCAATGTGGCTGTACGAGCCACGCCAGCGGTTGTGACCAAACGCAAGCGACCGCCCGCATAAGTGCGAACCTCACCGGGTTGATTGGTGTCTACCTCAAGTGCGCTCATCAATGGAAATGACTGATAGTTGCTCAGAGTCGATGCAAGATTGATCCACACTGTTGAAAGAGTGACTGAAGCAGTTGCGGTGGTCATAGTCCTCCCTGTCGGTCAAATACGCTCTGGCGACGAGCAGCATTGGTCGCTGCATCCGCGAGAGTCTTTGCAAGTCGAGCCATGTCATCGCTACTGATTTGTGCAGGAGTTAAACCTGAACCACCATTTTCACCGCGACGATAATTGCCAGCATCGCTGACGACCACTGGCCCTACACCATCGCCACCGTTCTCACTCATGCGATTAACGCCTGTGACAACGAGTGCAGGTTTTGTGGCCTTGGCTACTGCAGCTCTACGAGCAGCCGAGGAAGTGCCATCGAGAGAGCCAGATGTAGATGAGCCAAGATTGAGACCAGCCACCGACTTGAGTGCGCTGACCAAGTTATTGAGCGCCGTTGTAAGGCTCTGAATAACTGGCGTGAGGACACCCGAAAGAGTGCTGGCAGTGGTCTGTGAAGCCGCGAGCAGAGCATCTTGGGCAGACTTAGCAGCTGAATTGGCGCTTCCAGCATTGTCTGTGATTCCGTTTGCCAATCCCTGCATCAAGTTCCCACCGATGTCAGCCATAACCGTTGAAGGCGAGTGGATACCGAAGAAACCCTTGATGCCACCAAGGACACCTTTGGCTACGTTTTTCACTGCATTTAGAGGAGCCTCAGCAACGGATTCAATGCCTTTGACCAAGCCGTGAATGATGTCTTTGCCAGCATCAAGCAGGAGAGTTCCAAGGTCGCCAAGAGCACCGAGGATTTTGCCGGGCAGTGCGGTGAAGAAAGAAATGACATCTCCAATGATCCGCTTTGCGCCGTCATAGATGGCTGACCAATGCTTGATGATTTCAACCGCGACGAATGCGATTGGACCAAGAAAGATGCCGATCAGCAAATCCCAATGGGCTTTAACGAAATCGACCACAAAGACCACGGCATCCTTGAGCCAGTTCCAGACATCGTTGACGATGCGCTTGAAAATGGTGAAGTGGTTGTAGGCGTAGATAATTCCAGCGACGAGGCCAGCGATAGCAATGACTACCAAAGTGACCGGCGACATCAAGAAAGCGAGTGCGCCACCTGCAGTAAAGAGCGAGTCAATCCACATTCCCATCGCGACCATCATCACGCCAGCGATAACGGCAGCGAGAGCAATGACGACCGCCTTATGACTAGCGAGCCAGCCCACGACCTTTTCAATGATAGGAATGAGCTTGTTGCCAATCTCAATCGCAATCGCAGAAAAGGAAGCCTTGAGCGAGTCAATCTTGAACTTCAAATCTTCTTTGACCAAATCTGAACCTTGAACAGCATCATTCTGACCGTTTAGAGCCTTGCCCACACTCTTTACATTTGCCTCAAATGTCGCCATGTGGGTACCTGTGAGAGCAAGCGCGGTGCCATAGCCAACTGTTCCACCCATGATTTTCTTAAGAGCAGTCACGGCCTCAACAGAACCCTTGGGGAATGTATCGCTGACGTGCTTCTCAATCAGATCCATTGTGGCGGCTAAACCCTTAGTGCCAAGGTCATCTTTGACCTGCTGAGCGGTTAAGCCAATGCCTTGAAGCGCATCGGCAGCACCTTTGCTTGGTGCGCCAAGTGAAAGAATTGTGTTAGACAGGTTCATCGATGCTCGGCGAGCAGACATACCTGTGGCAGTCATTGTGGCAAGAGCGCCGTTGACATCTTGAAATGAGACACCAAGAGCAGAGGCTTTTGGCATGACCATACCTAGGGCGTTGCCCAAGTCCTGCATGTGCATCTTTCCAGCTGCAACGGTCGCGACCAGAGCAGAGGTCACGGCATTAGCGCGAGTGGCAGGAATGTTGTAGTCAGTCATTGCGGTTGTCAGCGCATTAGCAACAGTTTCCATGTCAGCGCCACCGACTTTTGCACCCATGGCAGCTGCTTTGAGAACGCTAAGACCTTGAGCGCCGTGATAACCAGCGGACTCAATCATGTAGAGACCCTTGGAGAGTTGCTCTGGCGCTGTACCTACTGCGCCGGCCATGTCGAGAATGCCTTTACGTACACCGGCGATAGCCGACTCAGATTCACCTGCTCCTGTTACGAGCTGAGTGGTGGAATCTTGAAAGTCCATTGCCATCTTGGTAGAGGCAACGGCAACAGTGGCCAGACCAGCAACAGCACCCTCAGAGAGAGTCTTGCCGAGTTTGGTGCCTAGTTGTTGCCAGTTGCCAGTCTCACCATTGAGCGCACCTTTGAGGAGTGAGGAGAACTTGGAGGTGTCCGGGCGAACAGAAAGTGAGACGGTACCGGCAGAGAGAGTCTCGTCAGCCATTGTCATCCACCTCCATTGATTATTCGTGCGAAGTCAGCGAGCGAAGTTGTTTCAGGTTCTCTCGCCTCTTCGTAAGGGCGGTTGAAACGTTCGATTTCAGAAGTGTCAGGCGATTTTGAATTAGCGTTGTATGTAAGGCGAATCAAGAGATTGATGGCATCGAGAATGCCTGCCAGTAGCTCTGAATTGTTATCCCAGCCCATTGGGGCGTTGGTTTGCTTACGCTTAAACGCAGAATCAGAAGGAAGTGCGGTGATGTGAGTCAAGAGTCTGCGAACGCCCCAAGGGTTTGCACCCCAGACGAGCGTTCGCAAATCTTGATTGTAGAAACGGGTGAAGTCGGCCTCTAACTCATCCCAGAACTCATCGAGAGTTAGGACTAGGCCGGTAATTCCCCCAGTGGCTTACCTGCTGCGAACTCGAAAATTGCTGCGAGGTCGTCATCGCTAATTCCTTCATTGAGAAGGGCATCGGCATCGGCAGGATCAACAAAGAGCCGTACGAGTGCGGATTTGAACTGGCCCTGAAGCAAGTCCTCAACAGTCATGAGGTCAAGCTCTGGCTTAATCTCCACATATCCCGCAGAGAGTTTCAGGACAACGGCTGGCTCGCCCTTTCGTGCTTCAGCACGGGCAGAACGAGCAGCTGGAAGGTCAAATACCTTTGCACCGGCAGGCGCTTTCTTGGTTAGAGCCATTTATTAGTAACCACCGATCGCGGCATCATTGCCGTAGATGAGGATTGACTTTGTGCCATCACTCATCGCGAGTGCTTCGACTTCGATGTCGTATGAGATGTTGTCCAACTTTCCAAACTTGACCTTTGGCAACTTCGTTTGGTGAGCACGTTGCACGATGAAGCGCATTGTTGTTGCGCCATCTGAGATGTCAACGCCAAGGATGAAGTCAGCAAGTGCGACTCCATCTGGAATGGTGATCGAGTAGGTGCCAGGAAGCGGTGTCAGACCTGTTGCAGTTCCAGCGACAGTTGTGGTGATGACTGCGCCGCCTGAAGTGAGCGATGCGTACAAGGTCGTTGAGGAGCCAACTGCCTGGACATAGTAGGTCTGGTTAGAGACGAATGGGGTTCCATTGACCACACCTTGCATTTGGAATGTTTGACCAACTGAGAGGCCATGAGCCGCTGAGGTTGTAATCAGACCAGTTGTGATGGCGATGGTGACTGTACCGACAGAGGTTCCAAGGACGGGAGTGATGGTTGCGCCACCAAGAGCCAATGCCACAGTGTCTTTGTCAGTCTGATTGATTGTAAAGAGCAACTTGCGGATGAGCATTGTCGTAATCGTGCGAATAGTCTCCACTGTTTGCCATGCGTTGAGGTCCTTTGTGGTGAGGTCTTGCTCGAGTTCAAAGCCATCTTCGAGATAGCCAAGATTAACGAACGCGGCATTCCAAGCGGTGATGGAATCTGTTGGCAGAGCTGTACCCAGAGGGGCTTTCCAAATCGCACCCGTGCCGGCGATGCGAATCTTCGATGTGCTAGGAGCAGACATGATGAACTTCCTTTCAGGGGCGCATAGACCGCAAACGGTTTAGCGATGGATGGTGTGTGGGTCTTGCTTAGTGAAGAGTGACGGCGTAGCGAGCCGTATAACGTGAGAGAGGCGGGACTGTTACCAAGTCAGGCATCCACGCAGGGGCGGTTTCTTCCATACCTTTAACGAGAGTGACCGATGTGGTGACTGAATCGGAGGTGACGGAAACGATGTCATTGGCAATCGCCCAGATTGCAGCGCGGACGGTGCGAGCGATGTGGTTATTTCTCTCTTGAGTGTCACCGACGACATCAATCTGTAGCGCGACATCTTCGATAGCTGGCCAAATGCCTTTACCGCCAGCTTGTTGAACGAGGATGTAGGGATAATCAGGAACCAACGGAATTTGAGTCATTATGTGATCCGCGTGAACCAAATTGGTGACTTCGGTGAGGCTCTTGAGGTAATTCAGCACTGCGACGGTTGGGTCAGGCAGAACGTTAAGTGTGTAGTGAGCCATTGTTTCTCCTTACAAACTTGAGTCCGACTGCTTCAGCTGCGCGACGGAGGACAAATTGACCTTCATGGTTTCGTGAGGGGATACCAAACTCAATCCATGTGGACTTCTGGTCGGTCGCAATTACGCGAGCACCTAATTCAGTCTTTTCGGCTTTGATGCCATCGCGGTATCGACCTGTCTCAACAGGAGCTATTGCCTTGGCGAGAGCAGCGACTTTCTCAGCCATGACAAGAGCGGTGTCACCTTTAGCGACAAGGTTCAGAACGTCAGCATCTAAGCCTTCGCGAATGTTGAGCTCGGGGAGTGTGATCCCGCTTCCCTTATTAGCCATTGATTGTCACCAAATTGCAGACAACGTGAGAGATCTCGCGCTTGCCGGGGTTCCAGACAATCCAAGGCTCGCCATCGACCTCAAAGGTTTGAGATCCAAAGATGATGCGGTCTAAATGACCGACCACCGTTCCCGCTGGTAGAAAACACTTCCAGTAGGTCTTGGTCGTATCGCGATTGAGCAAGTCCTCACTTGAAGTTACTTGTTCGATAAAGCCAACCGCGTTGGTAGGGGTGCCAAAAGTAGCAACCCCTTTGTTTCCATAGGCATCGGCAGTTGTAGCTGCCTGCATCGTCTGGATTGAAAGCGGTTGATTGAGAAGGCTGTGCAGACTCATTTGACCGAGGAGACTGACGTAGAGAGAACCGTGCGACGATAACGTCGCAGGTCTTTCTTGTTGGCATCCGTAAGTGAGAGCGCACCACCGTCAGAACGTTGGTACTGGACTTTGTAGCCACCAACCTGCTCCATTGTGATACCTACACCGGCAGAAATCTGAAGTGCGACAACGCCAGCAACCATGTTGGCGATTGAATCTGGAATAGTCGCGTAACCGTGGTCATAGACCACAACCACTTGAGCAGCTGGACCCATCCAAGAATTGCCTGATGGGAGTGGACCCGAATCGGAACCCGCGGGTCCGAGAAGGTTATTGGTGCCGCCGTAAAGAGATGCACCGTAATCTGGTTGAAAAGAACCAGTTGAGATGCGAAGGTTGCCGTAGCGATCCCATTGATACCTTGAGGTATCCCAAAGGGTGCCATTGACGGTCACTGAGATGACGTTCGTGACAGGGAACTGAGGCAAGAGAAGTGACTGACCCCAATTACCAGCAAGAGTTACAGTGTCGCCCGTAGTTTGTGAAATGTCTTGGCGGGTTTCATCGCGTACAAGACCAGAGGCTTTTGCGAGCTGATTGGTGATGTAAACGGTTTCTTGAGTTGATAGAGGTCGCCCAAGCATTGATTCCACATCGAGTTGCGTTGCGAGTGCTGGCAGTGACATGAGCGACCTCCTAATTCATTGAACGGTTGTGAAGCGAGTTACTTATTCAGTAACTTCAGACTTCTTTGGGGCTTTAGCCTTTGGAGCTGATGGCTCATCAGCCTCAACTTCGATGCCAAAGAGAGCGGGGTGATTTGCCTTTGCTTCCTTTTCATCGACGAATTCGAAAGATGTGAGACCTGTTGGGTCAATAGGCAACTCGAAGTCATCCTCGACATCGTGATACCCGACATGTGGACCCTTTGTGCTGTTGCTCTTATCTGTGACCTTGATGTATTTCGTCATGGGAACTCCTAGTTCGCGACTTCGATGGTGGTTGTGAGTGATGGTGTGGTGCCTGTTACGACCCAAGCGAGGCGGAAATATGCGCCCTTGGATGTAAAACGTTGGACGGCATTACCGATTGCCGTGATTGCTGTAAAAACGTCAGCAGGAGTCGCGCCGGCATAATTCACGCCGTCATCTGACCACTGGACTGAGAATGTTGCTGAAGGCGTTGTGCCTGAGACTGCAGAAACGATGATCTCAACTGAAAGGCTATCGCCTACGACAGTATGACCAGTTGCTTCGTTGCCTGTGGCAGTGATGGCCTGCGCTGTGACGATTGTGTTCACGATTGCCATGATTGGCTCCTTTCAGAGAGCGTTAGGGAATAGCGACAAGCCCACCCAAAGAATTGAGCGGGCTTGTCGCTGGACCTGATTATGAGAGGACGACGACTGCCTTCTCATTACGGAGTTTGGCAACACCGTAGAGAGCATCGAGAGTGACCTGAACGCCAAGGTTTTGCGCGCTATACGCCATGGTGCAACGCAAGGTCAAACCTGAAACTGGATCAGTCACGACTGATGTTGCAGCACCTGAACCCGCTGGGGCATCAGGAAGTCCGCGAGAAGCCAAGATAATCGCGCCTGGATCAAAGGCGAGGTTCTTGGTGTTGGTTGCGAATGGAACCAGTTGTGACTGGTAGAGGTCGAAACCAAAGAGCTTTCCAATGGAGCCTGCAGCGATTGCTTCTGGCTTCTGGAATGCGAAGTATTGCTGCAATGTGGAATCACCAAGAAGGGCGATTTCGTCCTTGTCAGAGATAATGATTGCGCGGTTGCCCTTAGGAGCCTTGTTGTCATTCATCAACTTACGTGTTGAGCGCAGAGTTGAAGCAGACAAGTCAGTTCCACCTGTACCAGTGGTGTAGGTGAAGGCGGTGTAGAGGCCGAGAAGATCGGACTCAATTTGCTCAGCGAGAGCGACCATTCCTGCTGTCACATAACGTTGCATAACGTCTTGGTTCGCAAGAGCGCGGACTGCATCTTCAACAATGAAGGAAACTTCCTTGTGCTTGTTGAGGACTACCTGAGAGGTTGAACCTGTTGGCACCTGATAGGTGACTGAGGTGTTTGCGGCCTTATCGTTTGCAACGAATGTGCCTGGGTATGGGATGTTGAGAGTATCTCCCACTTGGAACGGAGTGACGTCTGTGTCACGTGTTACAAGTTTCGCAAGGAAGATGTTTGCGCGGAGAACCTCAAGCGCCGTATTTGCCCAAATTTGCGGGACAAACGCGGCGGCAGAGGTTCGTGTGATGTCAGCCATGATGTGGCTCCTTAATCTTCAGTAATGCGACCTTCTTGATAGGCCGCGAGGATGTCTGGTTTGTGCGCCGTGTAAAAGGCGTGGTCATTCAGCTCTGACTTCTTGTAGATGCGACCGGCAGGGCTTGAAGTGGATGTGGCGGTGGCATTGCCAAATGCGGGCTTCTGTGCTTTTAGAACACCAAGCAACACATCTGCATCTGCTTCCAACTCCTCGCGAGTTGTGCCAACCAACCGACTAGCGGCCTCTGGGGTAATACCTTTAGAAATCGCGACATCGCGTCGTAGGGTTTCAATCGCTAAGCGACTGTTTTCAGCTTTAAGAGCATCGCGCTCCTCTTGCAATTTTTGGGTTTCGGTTTTGTCCCGATCCTCAAACTCTTTAACTCTTGCCAAAGCATCATTGGCTGCTTTTTCAGCTGCTTTACGAGCAGAACGTTCGGCATCGAGTGCCTTCTTGCCTGCTTCGCCTAGTGCGCCTTCATCTGCGCCAGCGGTGTTTGTGGTTCCTTCGCCAGCGACGGCAGGAGGTGTGGTTGAAGTAGTACCGGCATCATTGGCGCCAGCAGTATTCGTTGAGTCTTGAGCAGTCATCGCGACATTCCTTACTAAAAATCTCCACCCTCGCGGTGAAGAAAACTATTTCTTGGCTGGACCCATAATCGGATCGAGTGTGCAACCGCAATCGCGGTGCAAGGGTGCGGCTCCATCTGAGGCAACGTGAACGCCATCAAGGTTTGAGCAGTATTCGCAAGCGCCTGAATCGGCAACTCGCATGAAGGCAACGACGGTTTCATCAGAGGCATCTGCCCACGCAAAGCAAGCGGCGCCGGCAGCGAGAGCAACGTCAGTCTCAGACATCGAAGCAGCTGAGTCCTCGCCCTCATCAACGGCATCTTGGTAATCGGCACCATCAGAGAGAGCAGCCCAGACCTTTGTGAAGGGTGTTCGATATACCTCAGCAGGAGTCATGGTGTTCTGCGCGTTCTTGATGACTTTCTTGGTGTCAAGTCCGACGATTGGCGATTGGGTCTTTGCCGATAAGTAAGCAGAGGTCTGAGCGATTGCCTTCTCTTGACCGACTTGAACAATCGGAGTGATTGTCTTGAGAAAACCAGCAACTTGCTCCTCGTTGTAAGAGGGCAGTGCCTTCCAAGCCTTACGAACGGCGTGAGATGTAACTGTTCGAGTTGCTTTGAGGCGTTGCTGGTAATTGTCAGTTAGCGGGGTAGGCATTACTCAGCCGTGTTCACGGTCGCATTGCCAACTTTCGGTATGGCAACAGGAGCGAGAAGTGGATTCGCCGCATCTTGTTCTGCCATTGCCATGAAGCGAGCAATCTGTGACTGCGTGTACCCGGCATCTTCCCAAAGTTGCTGACGAGGTACGCCAATAGCTGCTCTCTTGACGAGAGCATCAGCCAACTCTGACTCAGAACGGTATTCGGGATCGCCCCAAATGGTTTCGGCATTGGAGACATTCGCCTTGTCATCGCCTAGTACGGCGAAGCACAAGCGCATGACTTCTTCCCATGACTCACCAAAGAAGCGCATCTTGCGACGAGATTTGGCGACCAAGCCTGTCTCTGCAGACTTAATGGCATCACCCGATGGGAAATTGCCAGTGAGGTAGAAGTAATGAGGCGGTGTGCGAGTCTGGGATGCAATGTGCTGGACCAGGAGCTCTACGCCCTTGATGTAGTTCTGCAAATCACCGGCAGGCATTGAGCCGAATTTGGTTTCTGAATCCTCAGATACAAGCAACTTGTCCATTGAAATCTCAAATGGAGCGATTGGCTTGCCATTGTCATCGACGGGAATCTCAAGGCCAGTCGCCCAACGTTGTGGGAATGAGGCAAACTCAGAGGCAACCATCATGTCCGCGAGAAGTTTGTTGGCGGCATCTTGTTGTGGGATTACCGACTTGAATTCTGAGACACCAAAGTTGGAGCCGAGTGCTGGACGATTACTGAATTGGACAACTGTGACTTCACCAATGGGATTAGGCAGAGGCCATGGCTCATTGGTGTCAGATTCCTCGCGCCATGCTTCATTGGCCGCTACTTGCGCCCACTTGTAAACGAAGTTGGGTGTGTAGAGGACTAGGTGCATGCCATAGTCATCACTGAATCGGCGCAAAGCAGCGACTCGCTTGGTACGGTTGCGTGGATCGTATTTAATGATTACTTCGTGAGGTGAAAAAACATCAACCGTTGGCTGACCCTCTTCATCGCCCCATACAACGGCGTAAGAATCGCCTAGTACGAGAGAAGTTGAGTGACTGAGTTGGCTCTTGGCATCAAGGCCACACTTCTGCCAGATAGCCCAAGCATCCTTGTCGGCATCGGGGTCATCACCGTAGCGAAATCCCTCAACGTTCAGGCGCTCTTCAACTGCATCGACTACAAGTGGCATCCAGTTATCAGCAAAGGCTGAGAAGAGGCCGCCAAAGGCATTGCGGAACTTCTGAGAGGAGAAGGCCAAGCGGTGTCTGCCGTCGTAATAGTCTTGAAGTTTCTTTAGATCAGCCTCGCGGTTCTGAAGTTTGATGAGGAGTTGAGTTGCAATATCGAGTGGAGAGCCGGGAATGATGTTCTGCTCCATGATGGCTCCTCTCTTTAGAATCCAGCGATGCGGTAAGCCTTCTTTTTGACCTTGTTGAGACCCGCTTCGATGGCATCGCCTCTTGCTTCGTAAGAGAGGACAGCTGCCATGTCGAGGTCAATCTTGTTGGGAGAGCCGGGACGGTCTTTTCGAATGAGAACACCATCTCGAGTCATCTTGACCTTTGCGTTTCTCATGTGGCGGGTGACAATTTCGTTGCCGTCATGGGTCATTTGACCTTGGAGAACTGCGGTGTGATAGCGATTGAGAGCTGCGACCATTGCGCGGTTGCGGTTTGTCCACCACTGCACCACGACCTTCTCGCCATACTCAGCCGACCATTTATCAATGGAGTCTTGCCAGTACGGTGGGTCGCAATACATTCTGACCACATTGAATTTGGCGAAAGTTTCTGCAACTTTGGCATCGACTTCATAGACCGGCACTTGCCAGTCCTCGCCGAGCTCGCCTTCTGGCTTTTCCCAAACGCCGATGAAGAATTGATGGCCATCTTCAACGCGGGTTGCCATGAGCGCCGTTGAGTCATCGCTCAGCGATCCATCAAAGCCCAAAGTAATCATCTCGCCGTCTTTGACAGCCTTTGTCATATCTTTGCGCTCGTCGTATTTCTTGGGATCAATCCAAGTATCTGAGCCAGCGACAATGCGATTACCAAAAAAGCGTTCTGCTTGAGTCAAATCGCGCTGGATAAGGTCAGCAGCTTCAGCCTCAATGGAGTCGAGGTCAATGTGACCACCATTTTGAATCAGCGCCTCGCCGTACACATGGCGATGAATCTTGCGACGATCGACCTTGTTGCGGTACGAGAGATTGGAAGGCGGTTGCTTGAATTGACGAAAGATGTCTTTTGAAGCCGACTCAAATTGCTGTTGAGCAACTGAGTTTTCTGATGGGTCCCAAGCGTTCGTGGTGAGAGCAGCTCTGCCACCCATACCAGCCAAGCCACGGTATTGGGTATCAGCGACCTTATTCATGCCGTTGGTCTTATTCCAGAGCCCAACCTCATCTTGAGGGACGAAGGTGACACGCTGACCAAGGCGAGACTGAGCCGATGAAGTCACGGTATCGATTCGTCCACCACCGGGAAGGCGGATGAACTCTTCGCCAAGTTTAGGTATTAGGTCGAAAAGCGGACCGTATTCAATCATCGGGCGAAGTGCGCCGTAGATGTTGTCGGTCTGTTCCTCTGAAAGAGCAGTGATTTGAATCAGGGGAGTAGGCCATGGCATTCCCATTGGCTCGCCCACTTCGTACTCGTACTCCCAACCACAGCGACAGCCATGGTCAGCGCAAGAGTAGAAATCCCCACGCTTTGCCCAGCCAGCAAAGAGCGCCGGCCCCACACCTTCGAGGCAAACGTGAGCTGCGACGAGTGGACCCTTGCCAAGTTTCTGAGGACCCACTAAGAGTGAGCGCCGATAGACAAATGCCTGACCCAAAATCGGCTTAATAGGGTCAAAGACCACATCAGGACGAACTAGGTAGAAGTTGGCGAAATACTCAAGTTGATAGTCGTACAAGTGAAAGGGCTTGCCACGGTCAAAGCCGTCTGGGACAACGCAGTGTGCCTCTACCCAAGCAGGGGCAACGAACATGACCTGAGGCGAAGTTTTACGCGCCGCCATTTGAAACTACCTTGAGGCGATCCCTCATTGCCGTTGCAGGGGTGCCAGTGGCCTTTGTAGCCGCCTTCTTGGAGGAGCGAGACTTGACCTCATCGCCAGCAATCTTGACCCGTGCTTTGTACATCGAGGGAATCGTTAAGAGCAAAGATTCCATCTGACGAATAAGGACTGTGTGATGAGCGGCGCCACCATCAACTTCAACGAGAGCGAATTTCCGCGCATAAAGCGCCACTTCGGTCTCTTGAAAGTTTTGTTTCCATAAAAGAGCTTGAGGACGCTTCCAAAGTTCAGTCCATAATTCAACTTCGCGTTCAGTTTGACCAACGAGTGGCCATGCGGGAAGTTTGACATCGACCTTGGATGGCAGAGTCGTCCAGGTGGCATCGTCCTTACGGTCACGACGCAAAGCGTTTGGATCGGGAATAGGACTTGCCATGAGGAATCACCGCCTTCTGGTGGCCTCGCGCCACGATTGCGTTCGCCAAGCCTCGCGCTTGGTCGGGGTTGCCTGAATGTTTAAGGTTGACAGACCTTCGCCTGGTAGACCTCCACGGCAAAACGATTTTGATGATTTACGAAGACCGGGCCTGGGTACGGGGGGGCAACAAAATAATTATTCTTAATTGAGTTACAAATTCGGTGAGCAGTCTGCACATTGTCCATGGAGTGGCTTCCGCCTTTGGATAAAGGAACGATGTGATCGATCGATGGAGCAAGGTTGCTGCCTTTGTCTGCCAACAAGTCCACTGGCTTATCACAGAGGCGACATCGGTAGGCATCGCGTTCAAGCATTTTGGCTCTTGAAATCCGACCAACTCTCGCCGTGTTGATGAGTCTTCGCCGGATTGTATTTTGGTCTTTACAGTGCGAACGATGACTGCACCGATACGAGCAAAACTTTGGAATGATTTCCTTGCCTCTTACTAAAGCCGTGAACCAAGTGGCACATTCCACGCATTTTCCTGAAGCAAATCGTCGTGGTTTGGCAGTCCGTAATTTTCTAGGACGGGTCGGTCTTGGAACCCAGAGCACTAAATCTTTGGGCTTCATCATCAGCTCGTACTGCGCGAAGCAGGTTCGGCTACAAGTGACGGCATCGGCACGAACGCCGGTCTGATCACATACTGGACACTTCTTGGCTCTACGAGCAATCTCGCGCTGGTAAGCATCCTTGCTCAAGCACTTGGCTGAGCAGTATTTCTTTATTGCAGTTCGCCCTCTACCTTCTGGAAATTGGGTGTCGCAAACGGGGCAGACTCGCACGGGTTCTCCTCTAAGAAATGCGAAAACCCCACCGCTTAGAGTCGGCAGGGTTTTCTGATCCCGTTAATTAGGCGGGACTATCAGGTGGTCTTTCGGAAAGGTAAGGGGGTTTTACTGGCTTCTTACGAGCCGCGTGAGTAGTCGCGGCAGTCTTGGCACTGTGGTGCTGATGACATAAGGCTTGAAAATTTGACTCATCGTAACCGCGAGGTCCAAGCGGTCCAAGATTGTCGATGTGATCCACATCTGTCGATGGTCTAGAACAACCGACCACCATGCAGAAAGGGTGCCGTTTTCGATAATCTCTAGAAACCTTCGCCCATTTCCCGTCATATCCTCGCTCTGAAGCGGAGGCGCGATTGTCAGGTCTGATGACCGTGTGCTCTTCGCATCGGGTAGGTCCTTGGACAAACTCTGGGCAATTAGGAAACGAGCAGACCTTCCAGCGGGCCATGGTTAATTGTTGAAGGCACCTGTCGCTTGGTCATACCCCGTTGAATTCACTGGGGCGGTAGCGACATCACTGCCATCGATAGGAGCTACAGCATCATCATTGATATTTGCAGCCGCGAGGTCAGATGTCCCAGGCTCGTCAATGGGTGCTGTGTTGTCAGTATTTTTTGCCATGATTACTCCAAACGTGGGCAATAAAAAACCCCAGATTTCTCTGGGGTCGAGTCGTGCTGAGGCACGAAGCCTATCACGGGCGGTGACGAGATTTCTGGCATCTTGTCAAGCATGTGTGACGGCGTGTCGTTTCTCAGCTCGTATCTGCCGGACATCATTGGGAGTCATGTCCACCCCTAGCGATAGCGGCGTAATGAGCAACAACGGCTTTATCGGGTTTCGTGATTTCATAGCCAGCATTCTCAAAGATGATCGGAGTTTTGTCAGCCTCAATCTCCCTCGCTATCTGCTCGCGGAGAGTGAACATGTCGGATTTGAGTTTTTGAATGAGTGCCGATTGCTCAATAATTACCTGCGGATTGATTCCGACTTCTTCAAACGCTCTGACTATGTAAGCCTCTTTCTCTTTGGCGAGATTAGTCATTAAGCGGGTCGTTAGTAACGCAATCGGTTCGGGGTATTTGTCCTCGTTAGCGCACCAAGCGCAGTCAGGATTTTCGTGCATGTGATTCATACTTTCCAGTTCCATCACTCCACCCCTAACAATCGCTTGGCTTTGGTTAGTAATCTCTCTTTCATTTTTGCTCTTATCCATCCATCAGTTGCGATGCCTGTTCTGGAAATTTCTTGTTCTAATTCGTCAATTTCTGCTTTGTGGGCAAGAACAAGATTTAATTGGTGTTCTAACCTAGTTATTTTTGCCATTGCTTTATTCTTAAAAGGATTTACACCGAATTCAACTTCTACTATCTCGCGGGCATCTCTAATCGCCAAGATCAAATCATTTCTGACTTCAATTTCTTCTTCGAGTAGGTACTCCCTAGCCTTTGCGATTAGTTCTAACTGTTCTTTGTTAGTCATTGGGAACCTCCTCGTAAGTCAGCGCGAAGATGTCGGGCTTGCAAGGATAGAACTCACCCTTGACTCCTTTGATGATGTAGTCGCCTAGTTGAGCGGTTATCCAACCTTCGAGTGTTTGAATGGACATCATGAGAGCTTGCGCGTTGAAAAGAGAACGACCATGGTTGTCTGCAATCCAGTATTCGATGTCTATTCTCGATTGCTCGGTGAACATCACTGCCTCGATGACAACTGGCTTCTTGCGGTATTTGTGAATGGTCATCGTCCACCGTTAATTTCTGCGAGTTTGCGTTGTAGGTTCTTGAAGGACACGGCTCGCTGAGATGCAAGCGATTCCTGATACTGGTCTTGCGCCTCTTCAAGAATCAACTTCAGATAGTCGTTCTTGATGGTCTTAGTCTTTGCTGCCTGTAACAGCTTGGCGCGTTTGCGCTTTTCAATTTCAATGCGACGAGAACGCGCAATGAGCATTTTTTGGGTGAATGATTTGCGATGACGAGAACGGAACCGATGCGCTGACTTCTTGCGCGGGAACTTCGCGGTGTCAGGCCCAGTGGCAGGAGCAGACAGTGACTTGGAACTGAGGCGACTTAGAAATCCAAATACTTTTGGCATTAGAGGTCAACGCCTTTCTCGATCAAATGAAGATGGGCCTCAAGATAAGGTGGAATATTGATTGAGGTTTTCGACACGGCGACTACGAATCCCGGCTTTGGCTCGTTGCGCTTTTCATACTTCAAACGAGCAAGTCCAATGAACGCCTCATCAACGAGATTTCCACCAACTTCGATGTCGATGAGGTAGTCCTCCTCGGTTTTGAAATGATCGAACTGCCAGCGATCGAAAGTTGCATCGAGATATCCATCAAATGCGGGCAACGCAGTGCGATCTTGAGTCGTGAAGAAGTTTCTTACCTTGATGATGTGATGCCAAAAGGCTTGGATGTCGAAGGCCACCTCGCGAATGGCAAAGTATTTATCGGTTTGGTCTTTGAGCGTTTGCAGTGATTCAACCGGTTTGCGTGTTCGACGACGACTTGCAGCCATCTTCTTAACTCTTGCTTTCATGCGCGGTTCACCAACTTACGACCAAAGCGACGGCGCTTGCGATTGCCCGGTATGGCGCTCTTGTTTTCTGCCCCATCTGGAATGTCAGTGATTGCAACCTGCTCCACTGAGACTTGCTTCTGATCGACGAGTTCGCCTTTGCCAGAGGTGATGAGAACCCTGGCATCCTCGATTGTGTCCGCAAAGACATTGATGGTTAATTCCACCGTTGCCTTGCAGGTGATGAGTTTGGTCATGACTGCTCGCTTTCTGTTGAGTGGTGTGGGAATTCCTTATCGAACTTTTCGATGAACTTGCCTAAGTCATAGAGCCCAGCCCACTTTGGGGTATGCCACTTTTTTGCCAAGTAGCGCACCTTGCGAGCGTTCAGACCCGATCGGTACTTTGCGATTGACTCCACATCGAGCCAATACTGAGAATCTGGAAGTGAGAGCATGACTCTGATAAGCCATGAAACAGTCCAGATGGATTTGCATTTACGACATTGAATTTTTGCGTCCATGTCCGACTCATCAACTTTTAGAACTGCTTTACATAGTCCTGTTGGAAGATCCGTGGGGCATTTGATGACCGTGTGTTTTGGCTCTTTTTGACCAGTTGCTCGAAGCCCAGTGTTGTGAAGTTCGCGAATCTCCTTCATAAACACAGGCGCCAATTCCTCGTCCTTCATCAGCTGGTTAAAATGGACCAAGAGGAAATTCACAATGTTTGGAATCGCATAGGTCGATGAAGCCGTTGATTTGTTGAAACGACCAAAATTTTTCTCAAGATCGAGCTCTTCCCAGAGGTAGTCCTTCCAAGCCGACAAAATGTCCATGAGGTCTTGACCTTGCGAAAAATCGAGTGCATCGACGTTGAGACCGATTGTGCGAATTCCTGATTGCGATCCGCGACCACCATTGCCCGGCAATAAATTCTGTGCCTTGCTTGCTAATTTGTGAAGTTCAGGAATTGCAGTCAGTTGTCGCTTACACGTAGCCACACAGCGGGGGCAGATTGCCTCCTCGTAGTCCAATGGGAAGCGACAGGTGGCGCAAGGTGTAGTTGCCATTTTCATCCCCTTAGAACGGATTCTCTTGAGATTTAGGACATGGCCAATTTTGCTGACAGAACCCGCACATGAATTCACCGTAAGCACCGGGCATCGGAACTTGATGATGGTCTTTGCGCTTTGGTGCGCTGGCACTTGCCAACACTTCGTCATTCCAGCGTTCACCGTTGAGCCAAGTATCGGGATTGGCTATGTATTTTGGATCTTCACCACAAGTGCGTTGGTAGCGGATTAAGCCATCAAAGATTTGTTGAGGCGTTGCGGTCTTGAGAGCCTTGATGTAACTCTTGAGAGCGTTCTGCTTTTTGACCTTCTTTGGATAGGCCGCCCAGAAAACTTTGAAGTCAGAATCGTCAAATGATTGGTCATCTTTGATGACCTTAATCTTTATCTTTTTATTATCTGTGGCTGAGTCTGTGGGTGTATCTGTATCTGTAGACGAACGTTTGGCGTGAGTCACGCCGTTAGTCACGCCGTTACGCAGAGCCTCCGCCTTTGCCTTTCGAGCCTTTTGAGCACGAAGGCGATTGGTCTCCTTCTCCATCTCCGCTTGCGCTTTAGAGGTCTGATGCTTCAAATAGTCATGGATGCGATAACCCTCTTTTTCCTCTATCCACAGCCCTATTTCCACCAATTTTTGAGCGTGAGTTTTTGCTTGATTTACTCCGAGTTTGCTCACGATATGACGCGGAATCAGACCGTCTGTGAGGTGTAGCCCGCAATAACACAGAGCATAAGTGTGTAGTCGATACGCCCGATCGCTCAGCGCCATGATTTTTGGATTTGTGGGAAGTGTGTCCTCGAGCTTGATCCAAGTCACGCGGCAACCTCAATCTGTTCAGGTGTCACATTCATCTGGGCAATCAACAAGAAGATTGGCTTTGCGTTACAAGAAACCGCTAAGCACATTGAGTTGGTCAATCGGAATTCACCGCGAGCTGCTGACCAATTGACACGCATGAGAATCCCTGTGCGCGTTCTAAAAAAGATTGGATAACCTCGCTTGAGGCGATGCTCTAGAACTTCCTGCTCGCGAGGATTCATGTCAGCGACTAGAGCGGCCGGCAATGGATGGGATGGCTCGGTGCCTCTCATGCGGCCTTCTTAGGTTCGTCGTGGCACTTGCACTTACAGACAGCCAGAGAACTGCAACGCCAGTGCTTGTTGTAGTAACAGAATCGAGAGAGAGGCAAAGTCATCTTCATTCGTCGTCCTCATCTGACTCGTCAGCTGAGTCATCCAAAGCACCTTCTTCGCCAGTTTTCTCATAGTCGCCTTCAATCTCACCGAGCAACTCAGTCGGAAACTTTGAAACATCTTCGAGTTTGGTGATGCTGGCCTCGATGGTGTCGCGGTCGATGTCAATGAGGTCCTCAAAGGTGTCCGAGCGCGAGAAATTGTCGCCAGGTGCGGTAGACCTTCCACCGCTCAAGTCGAACCAGTGACCCATCGCCTTTAAGTAGAGTGAACGGTCAGACCTGACCAAACGCACTGCGCGTTGATAACTATGTCGGCTCTCGCTCTTGGTGAAGATGTAGTAGCCGTCCTCGGTTGGCTCTTCAACGACTGGAAGGTTGATTTGAAGCAACTCTTCATTAACTTTGTTGTTCTCGGAGCGAAGTTTTTCAATCTCCTTCATCTTCTTATCGAGCTTCTTTGCAGCCGATTGGAACTCAGAGATGACTGGATCGCTCATCAAGGATTCAATGCGAGCGGTGTTCTCGGCTGCCAGCTTCTTCAGCCGGGCGACCTCTTCTTCTTGAGAAGGCGTGTAGTCCAGGAGTGTGTCTTGGTCGGTCATGCTGACCTCAGATTCCGTACTGAGATGACCTCAGACCATTCAGGGTGGCGCTCCAAGAGAATTCGGGCGTAACGGCTCCGATAGTTATTGTTGAGTTTGAAATCAGAGTCGGTATCCTCGGTGCGCATGAATGACTCGTAACGCAGAATCTCGAAGAGGTAGCCAATGCCGATGTGCTTCTGCCCGCGACGAATCAACTTATCTGCGAGTGCTTCGAGGTTGGTTAGAACGTGCGGATTGGCGCGATGGAACTCTTCGAACTTCTCAGCGCGAGTTATAGATTGAGTAAAGTCGAGGGTGAGTGCTCCAGCGTCGGCAGCAATTTGTAGGGCAATCGTCGTCATTCTTTGCCACCTGACTTATCGGCTTGAAGTGACTCGATGACCTTCGATGCTTCCTTCTTGGTCAGTTCGGTACGCGATTGCACTTGGCGCTCGACCACATCACAGACGTATGCGATTGCCGCATCTCGCTCGATAAGTCCAAGTTCTTTCATGAGAACACCAATGAGACCAATCTGCGCTTTCGTTGCAAGCTCAGGGGTAGATGCTTCCTGTTGAGACTCTTCTTGCTCCTGGGCAGGCTTTGGCTCCTCTTGGGCATCATCTTCGCCATTTAGTGGCGGCTCTGGAATGACAACCGCTTCCTTCTTGTTGGATTTGCGCTCGATGGCCTTAGGAGCCTCAGGGTCGTTGCGTTGCAAAGTGGTGGTAGTGGAATCTTCAAGTTCAAGATCCTCTACTGAGTAAGGCACACCCATGAGAACGTCAGCACCAATCTTGCGAGCAATTTCAGCAGCTGCTTTTGCGTAGAGCATCTCTTGAGGATTGGTCCGATACTTTGCATTTGATACATAACCAGCATCGGTGGCTCGCTTGATTGTCCACGTCGATGACTCAATGTGTTCCGAGCCCTTGCGCTTACCCTTAACAGTTACCGATTCGTTCTTCGATTCTTCAGTCCAAATTTCATGACCGCGAGAAAGCACCAAGGCGACCATGGCGCGGGTGTAGAGAGCCGGGGTTCCATGGATGACATAGATTGACTTAAGAGCGGCGAGAGGCGTGAATCCAAGTTCGTCACCCATGAGGATTGCTGCAGTTGCATTACCCACATCCTTCATAGCCTCTGGAACAAAAGTTGTTTTGCAAAGCGCATTTGCTAATCCATGAGCAGAATCAGCGGCTCTTGCCCACGCTTCAATACGACCGCCAGTGGGATCAATCTGAGTTGTAACTGTTTCGATTGTTGCGAGTTCTGTACTCATGCCTTCATCTCCTCTGGGGTTAGTGGTGCGCTGACAAGCTCTTTGATGTAATCGGTTTTGCTGGCTAGGTAATGGACATGGGTGAACACTTTGAAGTTCTCCTCGATGTTGCCGAGTTCGTGAAAAGTCGAACCTTCTTCAGAGATGTGAATGACTCCGATGCGGTCGATGTGTGGCAATGGCTTCTCGTCATCCCAGTGGTCGTCCTCGACGTAGAACTCAGCCTTGGCATATGCCGCGGTCTGTAGCCCTGTCTCGCCGTACACACCTTTTGAGGTCTTGAAGTCCAAGAGCCATGTTTCTCCATTGATTGTGCCGATGACATCAAGGCGCCCGGCATACCAAAACTTTCGATTGCCAACTGAAACCTCAGTAAGAAGAGGTTGAATCCCAAAGTCATCTAGAAGCGAAGCAAGTCCCTCAACATGCTTCACAAGATGCGATGGGACTTCAACCTTCTCGCCGTGAATTAACTTCTCAGCGAGCGCGTGAACATCTGTGCCGCGGATTGCAGCTTCATCTCGAACTTGCCAAGGCACGTTCTTAAGAGCTTCAACCATGGGTGCGCGACCCATCTGTTGCAAATTGATAAGGCCGTCAGGGTTATCTGCAACCCATTCAGCGACTGACTTTGCAGCCCAGCGAGGAAGCGCAGGCTTTGGAATACCAGCACTCAGGATCGTGGTAACTCCCTGAACGCTCTTGCCATCCATGGTGTAGCGATGGGCTTTAGGTGAAAACTTGAGTGTCATTAGATTCCTTTGTGTAATAGTTGGGAAAAGTAGGTAGGGCGGGTAGCGCAGATGTGCCTCAGCGAATAGGTGACGCCATCAAGAGCACTCTTTTGAGGGAAAACGACAAAACCCCCATTTGACGCATCCGCCCAAGTCATTTGTTAGTACCAACCAAACTTGAGTTCGTGCTTCCAAGCACCGCATGGACCGGCACTGCCATAACGCTCTGAGATGTACGCGAGCGCAGCTACCGTTTGTGCAATCGCATCTCGCACCGTCGTCTTGAATCCAAGATTGCGATAGGTGGACTTGAGCAACTGACCCACGCCTGTCGCAGTAGAGCGAGGATTGCGAGCGCGCGCATTCATATGATGCGTTTCGTGGTTGAGAACCTTTCTGAAGCACGATGCTTGAGTAGATGTCAGCAATTCGCCGATAAAGAAGTTGATGCGTTGCTCATCGGTAAAGAGAATTGCAGATTGAGAGACGACGACTTCTTTAGTGATGGTGTGAGCACCGACCTCTTGGATCCCTGCCGTAAAACCAAAGCCGAGGACAAAGAGTGCGAAGCAAGCAGGCCAGAATCCGCGTGGGAACGACTTATTTCGCATCTTTGCGCTCCTTTAGCATCTTGCGACGTTCGCGCTCTGATGTGCCGCCCCGGATTCCAAAACGTTCTCCACCGGCGAGCGCATCTTCTAAACACGCTTCTTTTTCAGGACAGCGATTGCAGATTTTCTTGGCGGGTGCTGAAGATCCACCTCGCTCTGGAAAGAAGAGCTCAGGGTCCACTTGAGCACACACCGCGCTTGGAAACTTGTTACCGACGACCATGAGGTCGAGCAGACTGCGGCTCATGCTTGACCTTCAATCCATTCAGATAGTTCGCGATGCTCAGCAAGCAATCCACGCAACTCTGCAATCTTTTTAAGGTCGTCCTTGCGTTGAACAAAACGGCCAAACCAGTAAGAGGCGACCACGAAGAGACAGAGAAGTCCAACGGCTGTTTCACGAATCACGACATCACTCATTTGTGACCTCGATTGAAACGAAAAGCACATCTAAGTCACTCTTATTTATACGGATAGATTTCCCACCGATTCGATAGGCTTTTAGTTTTCCTGCCGAGATGTACCGCCTGATCGACTTCTCGTTAAGGCCGCAATAATCAGCAGCTTCCGAAAGGGAAACCCAATTTCTTTCAGGTAGGACGTTGTCTAGGTCACTCACTTTTGACCTCCAATAATCTGATCGAGTTTTGCCTGGCGCTTGGTGAACAGGTGCGCCTCTTTGAGCGACTTCTTGGCGCTACGGATGCGCGAGATTGGTTGATTGATCGCTACGAGCGCGAGCGTCACAATGAGGAAAGCCCCCACTATGTCCAGCGGTAGGTTCTGCGTTGGATTTGGCATTTCGTTTGTTACCCTTCTTCTATTGAAGGGCTGGCTTTATCTCTTAGCGGGGAGAGCCAGCCCTTTGGTTTTTGTTTGCTATCGAGTCAGCCGGGCTAACCCATGGGGGGTGTCAGCCTTTGTGGTTGAGACAGTTGCCATCTCCTCGATTGCTTGGAGGTGACTTGGGGTGAATCGGACATTGTTTTTGTTGATCCGAATGTGGGGCCAAAGGCCATCGCGCACCTTCGCCAGCACGGCGCTTCGAGGTACTCGAAAATAGGAGGCGAGGTCATCTGGGGTCAGCAAGTCGGTTTCAAGGCTCATGCGCTTAGACCTTCAGGAGCCGCGCTGAATTGGTCGAGGGAGATACCTGCCCAAGTGGCAGTGGTAATCGCCTCGTTAATTGACCAATCGGCCTTACCGTTGAAGAGCTTGTAAGCGTGAGAGCGAGATACGCCCAGGAGCTCTTGAAGAACGGTTACGGGAATCTGATGCTTTGCGAGATGAGCCCTAACTTCTGCTGAGAATTGAGCGGAAAAGGAGTTCATGGATGGAAAGTAGTCGCTATTTAGCGACTACGCAAGTGTAGATAATCGGCGTGTCGCTATTTGTGGACTATTCGCCATAAACCTGTCATCCTTGAGGTATGGGCAGAAAAGCACTTGGTGTCGATGAGGCTTCTCTTGCCTGCGCGAAAATCTTTTCAGAGATCCGAGATAGCAAAGGCATCTCGATGTATCGCATCAAAAAGGATTTCAATGTCGCCAACGGGCGCATAGATCGCTTGTTTCAGGGCTTAGCACCTTGGTCACTCGATGAATTCATGGCGTTTTGTAATTACTTTGGAGTTACTCCATCGACGACCATCAAGAAGATTCAGGCGTTGTCACCCCTGCCAATTACCCTGCCAACACAGGCCGATTTGGGATTGGTTGCCGATAAACATAAACGCAAGATCGGCACTGAGAACGGCGAAGGATTCGAAGGCGCATAGGAGGATGAAGTGGGTTTGGAGTATGACCCTAGGTCACACGGTGAATCTCTTGGAATAGCGATTAGATCCTCTGAATTACCGCCGGGTTGGCGTGGGGCTTACTCCCACTTTAGGCGCACCATCTACATCGTTGAGGGCATGAGTATCCGCGAAGAGCGATCCACATTGGCTCATGAAGTCGCCCATGCGATTGCGGGGGATGAGTTCACTGATTCCTCATTCTTCTCGGACAAGCAAGAAAAGCGCGCCAATCTCTTTGCATCGAGGGCTTTGATCGACTTCGAAGAGTATCGCCGGGCTGAGAAGCTCCATGGCCCACATCTGCCATCTCTGGCCTATGAACTCAATGTGACTGAATTCGTCATCCACTTTTGGCAGAGGTGGTTTGCCAATCACCCTTCATTTTTTTCTTAATCTTCCCAATTTAGCCACTTTGGGTAATAATTCATCAACCCTTCAGGAAGGTCTCAGCATGAGTGCAAGGAAAGATGCCCGCAAAGAATTTGCCAAAGAGCAAGAACTTGAGCGCCTTCGCGCCAAGAAGGAATCTCAGCAAGCGTTTCTCGCTTCGCTGACTCCTGAGGAATTAGCAGCCCGCAAGAAGTCGGGCAACAAGAAGATGCTAATTGGTGCTGCAATTGTTGCCGCTATCATCATCGCCATCGCTATTGGTGGAGGTTCAAAGAGCTCAACCGATACTTCTACATCCACCACCACGACAACCACTGCAACCGATGCAGCAGATGCAGGTGCTTCACTCGGTTGTGACCACTTTAGAAACATCACGAGTGATGCCGCCAAGGGTCTGCTCACTGATGCAGAGCTTCGCGATAAGTTGAAGCAGGTCTATTCAGATGCAGAGGTCTCTTCCAATTCAGGAATTAGTTCAGGAGCCACGGAGATGCTCTCTGCTATCACCTCAGGAGATACCACGGCATTTACAACTGCAATCAATGATTTCAGTGCTGCCTGCACGGCGGTGGGTCACTAAGCAGTAATTTCCGCCCTCTTTGAGGGCAGGAATGTACCAATTGAGGTGGCGAGCGCGTTGAAGTCGCTTCGAGCAAGGTGTCCATAGCGATCGACTGTGGTCGTGATGCTTTCATGGCCTAATTGCCTTTGGATGACCGGCAATGGAATACCGGCGCTAATCGCCCAGGAGACATGGGTATGCCTCAAATCATGGACTCTAGGGTGCAGGCCAGGTCCTTCTTTGACCACAACTCGAACCTTGCGATTGCCTTTGTCGTGGTCAATGCGAATCTCATCTCCTGCAAACTCCTGCACTGCAGGGCTCCATACATTGCGCCAAAAAGTTGCATTGAGAATCCGGGTTCCTGACTTATTGGTGAAGAGCAGATCGTTGGCTGATTTTGATTCAAGGATTGGTCTGAGGACATCTGCAATCTCAGGAGGTATTGCTACGGTGCGATTTGAACGCTTGGTCTTGGGAGCACCTAAATCACTCTTGCCAGCCTCGGCCTTCTTCCATGCCTGACGAATGCGAATCGAATTGGTCTTGAGATCGACATCCTTAGCCATCACCGCCGTTGCCTCACCAAAGCGCATTCCAGTGCCGACCAAGGTCAAGACAAAGGGCTGGAAGTGTGGATCGATCAAGTCATGAAGTGCGGTGAAATCCTCAGCACTCAAGAAGGTCATCTCGGTATCGGTGTGATCGGTTCGAGGAAGTCTCATGCCGCGACAGGGATTTGAAGTGATAATTCCATCGGTGACGGCTTGATTCATTGCGCTAGAGAGAAAGCCGTGCATGTTGGCGATTGTCTTACCGCTAAAGCCATCAGCTGAAAGTCGATTCACCCAATCGGCGACATGGCCTCGGTTGAGAAGTGAAATTGGTAGGTTAATCAATTCATTCATGCTCTTGGCGACGAAGGTTCGATAGCCAGACTTGGTGCCACCTGTAACGCCGGTGAGGCGAAGGATGTGATCTTCTAGGTGCGCTCCAACAGTGAGGCGAACTTCTCGTTTGCCTGCATCGTAATCGAGCGCCGCCTGAACCCCATGAAGATTGAGGTAGGCCATCCACCACTCAGCATCCTTGCGATTGGCAAATGACTTGCTTCTCTGCTTGTTCCCATCCCGAAAGCGCACCTGAAAATTGCTCTCACTTCTTGCGACGATACTTGGCAT